GGTAGATAAATACCTGCACCGATTGATGAACCTGTGCCTACTGTTTTCCCAGAAATTGATGGAACAACTCCAGTAAATGAAAAACGCTGCCAAGAAGTTGTTAAAGTTTGAGCAGTTCCTATTGGAGTATAAACAGTTGATGAACCGCCTGAACCAAAATACTGAGCAATACTTGGTCCGTTTAATGTTGTTCCTGCTGCGCCTTTAGCCCAAAAAGAGATAGTTGCAGTTTGTCCAGCAAAAGTTCTAACATCCTCAACTCTTTGTTCAAAAACATTGTAAGTACCGCCAGTGCCTGCAACTGTTTGTGCAAAACGTAAAAAGTATTGTGATTCATAACCTGAAACAGGCGCAGTTCCTGGAGTAAAAGTTTGCTGAGAAACAGTTACAGTTCCATTGCCATCGCGAAACGCAGCAAATCTATCAGCAGTAAATACCTGATTACCACTTGAGGCAGGCGTAAATGAAGTCCCACGCGCCCAAATACCAAAGTCACCATTGATAATCTTGTTCTTACCAGCGGCAAAAGAAGGGTTCCAACTCATACCCGCAGCAGCGGAAGAGTTGGCAACGAGTGTTGTGCCGTCTGCGCCTGGCGGAGTTAAATAACTACCATTATATTTTATTGACATATTATGATAACTCGCTTCCGAAGGCTTGGAATGTAAGTGCTGACGATGTTGCCGTGTTAATAGTAATCACGTCCGTTGTAGCCAAGGTAATACCGTTGGTGTAAGTGACAGTTGCGTTGGCGGGTATTGCCTGCGAATAAACCAACGCATTGCTGGTAGACGCAGCGGCTCCAGCCTTGCGGATATAAACGGTGGCGTTAGCAACGCTTGCCGTTGTATTGGTAATAGCAATTGTTGAAACAATTGCAGAGGTGGATGCTGGAACCGTGTACAAGTCAGCGTTGGATGTATTTGCTGGAGCCGACTGTCCTAGTATTTTGTATGCTGTTGCCATTTTTTATGCTCCCATATTTAGAAAAGATGCCACATTGGAGACATCCGTTGCTGATGTTTGTGTTGCTAGTACCGACGTGTCGGCAATTCCGTGGACTGAGGTAGTTGCCGCATAGTGGTCCTGGGTGTCGGTTAAATCTTGTGCAATGATTACGTGTCTTACAACCGCGCCCGTAGAATGAGCAACGGCAGTGGTGCCGTTGTAACCACGAATAATAGTTATTGTGGTACCAGAGACAGCAGTAACTAAGACAAGTTCTTCCGACGAGGCGTTATAATCAACCGCTAAAACATATGGAAATGACGTTGGGTAACCAACTGTTGCCCCTACAACCATAGTGGTTGTAGAATTGCTTACGTTTCCAACAACAGTTGTGTCTTGTGCAAGAGCACTATAATATCTTTTAGTTGCCATGTGTTATCCTCAAGAGGTGTAGTGTGTACGGGGAGGGAACTGCTCTTGCAAACGACGCACTTCAATAAGAAGGCGTTGCTGGTACATCTGCTGCAACATTCTGCCAATGTTGGCTGCTGAACCAATTGGGTCATTGGCTTGCTGGGCATCCGCTTCTGCGGTTGCCGCAGGTACACGGCCAAGGTCTAGGTACATTGCTATGCGATACGCGGCACCAAGAACAACTACCTCGCGTGCTGATTCTGGCAAACCAGTCATTGTAAAATCATCTGCGTCGTACTGAAGAATGGTTGGCTTTTTGGTATAAGTAATCTGTACCGTGCGGCCAGGGATAATGCCCTCGCGGATAGAAATTGTCTTGCCACTATTCCAATAGGTAGGGTTAGCCATACGGTCTACACGGTAGTGGCGAATTGGCAACCATTCACGAGATGGTCCAATGGTCTGCCAAGAAGCACCGAGCACATCAATGGCTTCCTGTGGCAAGACATAAGTTGTACGTGCTGCTTGCCAAGTAAAAGTTGTGTAATAAGTACCAAACAAATCTGGGTAGAGCGCGTCAATGGCTAAGTTAATGTTTCGGCGGATAACACTACGCGGAAAGGAAGGCGCGATAGTTACACGAGTGCCAGCGGTGTGGCTGGCTGCAACTGTGTCACGAAACCCTCGGCCATATGCGGGAATGCTTGCCGTATTTGTAGTACGGTCAAACTTGTCTACCCAGATAAGTTCGTCATCAATCTCCACCAAGCCACGGGTTAAAACAGTTCCGTCTGCTACGGTGAAAGATAAATCAATTGATGTTATTGGTGCTGTAAGAAATGTAGCCTGGTCTTGACGATTGGTATAACCAGTAAGCGCTAAGTTTGTTTCGTTGATAATATCAATAAATGCTGTCACGATACAATCCTTCTCGCTGCTTCGTTTTCACCAAGGCCAAATGTGCCAGCAAGGGCATTGAGAATGCCAGGAGTATCAAGATAATAATTCTTTCCGCTATTGCGGGAAGCATAAATTTGATTAAGGACGTCAACGCCACGACTTGCTTTGTGGGCGCCAAGTACACTAATACCCCATTTGACAGCGGCACCATTAAAATCATATTGTGGAACATCGTTAATCAATGTGCCAGCCAACCTGTTTAAATGATAGACCGCGGTTCTGCCATCTGTTAATGCCATTGCATCCCTTTCTTAAAATTGGTTAATTACTTAGTTCCGCCAACGCCGTCATACTGACCGTATGGGTCCTGTGGCTTACCTGTTAGTTTGTCGCCTGTCTTGCCAACCATGTTGGCGCTACATCCGCATTCTACACACATGTTATTTACCTTTCTTTACTGGTAGGACTTTCTTAAGATTTGGGTTAGCCTTCTTTGCTGCTGGGCTAGCCTTGCGAGTTGATGAAGCAAGAATTGCTCCAGCCGACTCCATTGAAACGCCAGACTTTTTAGCAATTGATTTCTGTGCTGTTGCAAAACCCATGCCTTTCTTTGCGGCGGCCATCACTTGGCTTTCCTGGTGGCAGATTTGCAAGTTGCACAATTGCACTTGCATCCTTTTACTGGAGCCCCAGCCTTACATTTACATCCACATTTTGCACACATAGTTATTTACCTTTTTTCTTGGCTGCACGCATGTTGTCAACTAGGTTTGGATATGGCCGACCTGCTTTAGCAGCAGCGGCTTTTGCTGAACTCTTCTGCGAAGAGGTCAATGGTGTTGATTTCTTTTTAGGATTTGGTTTATCCCAAACTTCTTTTTTCATTTGCTCCCCTTGTTTCTTTTAGAGATGGCTGCGGCCTTGCTTTTAGCATCGGCCTTAGATGATGCACCCCATGCGTTAAGCGATAGCAGCAAGCGTGTTGGCTCACCATTAGGTTTTTTTTCTGGGCCAGGCATGTTGCCCATACGGGCTAAGAAAGATGCACGCCGTGGGTTATCGCCAGATTTAACTGGCGCTTTAATGTTTTGACCTTGTGCTTTAAGCGATGCTCTGCCTTTAGCGTTGAGCCCACCCTTGGGATTCTTGCCCTCTTTTTTCTGCCAAGCCTCAGACATTACTTGCTCTTTTTAATTTTTGCTACAAGTGCCTTATCCATTTTCATGTCTGCTTTAGCAGATGGCTTCTTCTTATCCATTGCGGCATCGCCTTTTTTAAAGGCTGCCTTCTGCGCTGGCTTTAATCCTTTTGTCACTTTAGCGTCTTGCTTTTTATCTGCTTTTTCGCTATACATTGCCATTAGATATCCCCTGTCGCTTTTAAGCCTTCAGCCGAAGACTTAGTTATTTTGTCTGTTGTTGGCATGACATCAGCGTTATACGCTGCGCCAAGTGTGTCGCTTGCTTTCTTTGCTGCAACAATCTGTCTCATGGTTGTTCCTGCTGGCTGTATGCCTTCTGCCCTAGCATCACGGTAGGCTTTCAATTCGCCATCCCAGCGCTTTGCGCTCATGCCTTCTGCTCGCCCAGCGTCACCCGTATTTATCTGCAAGTTAGATGCTTGCAAACATTCAATGTAAGTCTCATGGTTTTTTTCTTTGCAACCAGTTCTACAGTTATCGCTTAATAGCATTCTTTACTTCCTTGTAAAAGTTGAGGTTACGAACAATACGTTCTTGCTCTGGCCCATTAGCCTTAATGGCTTCTGCTGTAAACGTTATCGCTTCGTCAATATGCTTAAGATTGTAAGCGGATATGCCACCCAAGTCATAAGCCTTCCACTCCCAGACTGCTGCTTCGTAGCAGTAGTGGTTGGAGCGAGGACGTTCCAAAGCGTTGAGAGAAGCATCTAAGCAGCGCTGCCATTCTTGTTTTCTATAGGCATCCATGGCTACACCAAACCACGGCTCACCTTGTGAGGGAAGTATCTCTGCACCTTTGTTATACCAGATGCGGGCGTCTTCTTCGTTGCCTAGTTGGTGTGCGGCTTCTCCTGCCCATCGGCAGACTGCTGCACTTTCCACATCCCAACCACCACATTCAATCTTTTTGGTAGCAGCGTCTACGACATCCTGCCATCTGTTGTAGAAGAAATACTCTCTACACATATAAGTCCACATGCGTGCATCAGTCGGGTATTCTTTAACTGCCATCTCTAACAGTTCTAAGTATTGACCACGGGACTTGCTATTGTCTGGCAGGTGCTCAATGACTGCGTTTCTTACATCACAATCAATTGGGCTGTGGCTGCCATAAAAAATGTTTACTTCGTGACATGGATATTTCCATGTCCAATTCCAACGGGAATGAAGCCTGTCTCGTTCCCATTTGTTGGCATCAGTCTTCATGGTAATCCAGCCAAGGTCTGAGTTGGGTTTCCATTTCTTGCGTACCTTCTTAAAGAAATCAGGTTCTGGAACTTCATCCAAGTCTAAGATTAAGCAAACGTCTGCATCGTTTGGCACTAAAGCCAAGGCTGCGTTGCGTGCCATATCAAACCTAAATGGCTTAATGTGGATTTGGTGGACGGTTACTCCCAGCGCTTTAAGCGCTTCTTGTGTTCCGTCCGTGCTACCCGTGTCAGCAACAATAATGTAGTCAGCCCCAAAACAGGCTTTAGCAAAACGTTCCGCATGAAGTATCTCATTCTTTGATATTGCATACACGGCAATCTTCATGGTATAAGCGTATCACATGCCACCAAGCATTAGTATGTCATAAAGATTGGCTGCGCCTGTGGCGCCAGTGTTTCCAGTACTACCCGTGTTGCCTGTTGACCCAGTATTACCTGTAGCGCCAGTCGGTCCTGTAGGGCCAGTAGCCCCGTTCGTTCCAGCCGTACCAGTACTGCCCGTAGCGCCTGTTGAGCCCGTGTTGCCAATTGCCCCAGTAGGACCCTGGGCTCCCGTACTACCAATAGCGCCCGTTGGTCCAGTCAAGCCAGTCAATCCAGTCAATCCAGTACCAGTGTTTCCAGTACTACCCGTTACTCCAGTCGCTCCAGTGTTTCCCGTTAATCCAATAGGGCCCGTAGGGCCTGTTGCACCAGTGTTTCCAATAGCACCTGTCGGACCAGTGTTGCCTTGGGCACCTGTATTACCTTGGGCTCCCGTACTACCAATTGCTCCAGTTGGTCCAGTAGGACCAGTACCGCCAATGGCACCAGTGGAACCAGTATTACCAACAGCCCCAGTGTTACCGATAGCACCCGTTGCTCCAATTGCTCCCGTATTACCCTGTGCACCAGTTGCACCTATGGCCCCTGTGGGCCCAGTAGTTCCCGTAACCCCTTGAGCACCCGTGTTACCCACTGCGCCAGTAGGCCCCGTAATACCTTGCGA